TGACCGCAAAGTATCCGGGAGCCAGAAAGCTTTCCGTATCCGTAAAGCCTTCCATCTACGATGACACGATCAGGGAGATCAACATCTATGAAGACACTGTTCTTCTTGAGTCCTTCATGATCGCGATCGACAAGAAGGAAGCGGACGGAGCTGTCGCCGCTCTGGCGAAGAGCAAATACGTTGTCGCTTCCAAGGTTTCCGCAGGAGACGGAACGCTTGCCACCATCAACCAGGTCGCTCTGACCGGCGGCGTGGATCCGACCGTAAATGCGACTGCATATTCTACTGCAGCCAATGCCTGCGAGGACCAGGATTTCGATATGCTGGTCACCGACAGCGAGGAAACCGCTGTTGCGGCTACCCTTCAGGCATTCGTTGACAGAATGTATCAGGACGGCAAGTATCCGATGGCCATCTTCGGAACTCATTCCACCGAGGACTTCGATACCCGTATCGCCCTCTGCAAGTCCTACAATGACGCGAAGATCCACTTCCTGTTCGATGCATGGATCGATGCAGACGGAAAGAACTACGAAGGCTACCTCGGCGCAGCAAGAGTCGGCGGCATGATCTGTGCCGGTGCGTCCAATGTTTCTCTGACCAACACGTCCATTACTGGTGCTGTTGAGCTTTCTGAGCATCTCACCAATGCCCAGATCGTTAAGGCACTGAAAGCTGGTGCTCTGCTGATCACGAAGAACAAGAATAAGCAGATCGTCATTGAGAAGGGCATCAATACTCTGACCAACCCGGCTGCGAACGAGGACGAAGGCTGGAAGAAGATCCGCCGCGTCAAGGAGCGCTTCGAGATGTTCGACCGTATCGACCGGACCATCGAGCCGATCAGAGCGAAGATCGACAACGATGATGACGGAAGAGCGGCCGTTATCGCAGCAATCCTGCGTGTCACCGATGCGATGGTCGGGGAGCACAAGCTCCTGGACGGCGCTACCGTTATCCTCGATCCGAACAACCCGCCGGCCGGAGACAGCGCATGGTTCCAGATCGGTGTTGATGATGCCGACTCCATGGAGCGCATCTATCTGACCTATCAGCTGCGCTTCGCACCGCCGACAGTCAGCGCAGAATAAAAGGAGGAGGATTGAATCATGGCTATTAGAAATACTGCTGATATTGCATCTTCTCGCCGTATCCTGTCCGGAAAGGACGGTGTGCTGTACAGAGGAGATGGAACGCTCCTGGCATCCATGGAGTCTTATAAGGCTGTCGTGAATGTCACGAACCAGAAGTATCTGCCTCTTGGTACGGACCATGAGATGGAGATCTACACCTCTCATGGCCAGACCCTTGAGTTCACCGAGTGGGTTGTCCGCGATGATCTCTTCATCAGCGACCTGATGGAGTGGATGTCCAAGGGCCTGATGCCGGAATGGAACTTCATCGGCACCATCTACGGCGCCGGCGGTGAGGATCCGACACAGCCGAATGGCTCTTCGGAGAGATTCATCTATCCGTATGTCGTTCCGAGCGGCAACCAGGATCTGCAGAACGTGCAGTCCGGATCCCTGATCCAGAGGGCATGGAGCCTCTACGTCAACGGACGTGTGAGACTGGCCTCCAAGATCAAGTATTGATCCGGGGAAAACTGAATCATACATCCAATGCGGCCCTGTGAGCATTCACAGGGCCCTGTTTTTGCATGAGAGGAAACAAAAATGGCGAATTCCGAAAAAAACATCGTAACTGAAATTGATACAGAGCTTACCGAGGAACAGCAGAACGAGGAAATCCGCAAGGCTGAGCCGGATCTGCTTGCAAGACTGAAGCAGGCAGGAAACTTCCGCAATGATCCGTCCCAGTGGAAAGAGGTTCCTGTCATCCGTGAGAACGAGAAGGGAGAGCCGTATGTCCTGTTCTCCTTCCGTGTCCGTCCTCTGAGCAGAGAAGAGGCACAGCAGGTCAGAAATGACCATATGCCGCTGATCAAGAACCGTCAGACCGGACTCTCAGTGAGGGATGCTGCGAACTTCAACCAGGCTGAGTATGAGTGTGATCTGATCTTCCGGGCTACCGTTGAGGAAGACCGAAAGAAGATCTGGAGCGACAGGAGCCTGTGGAACTACTACAACGTCCTTTCGGGCCCAATGCTGGTATCGGCAATGCTTCAGTCCGGAGATGTCTACAGAGCGATCGTTGCCATCAACGAAGTTTCCGGGTATGACCTGGACACATCTAAAATCGTAAAAAACTAATTCACGCAGGCGGGGTAGGGACGCTGATGCACATCATCTTTCAGCGCCATCATATCCCGCCTGACGAGTTTCTGAATAAACCGCAGTGGGCACAGGAATTCATGCTGCAGTCCATGCAGATCGTGCTTG